TCCATTATCTTAGCGACTCGGTTTGTCATTGAATCGGATAAATCAATGGGGCTACCCGTAGTAGTGTTGGCAGTATCTAAGAGAGACTTTATCTCTGATTTAATTGTGTTCATTGGGATGCGTGCCATTATTTAGGATCCTCATTTATCCAAGCAAGAGTCACTTTAGATATATTTCTTAATGCTTTAGTACTTAACCACATAAACTTTCTTTGAGGCAATCTCTTGCCACCCTTATTATGAGCAGCAGCATATGCAAAACCACCAGCAGTCTTAGCGTTATTAAAATAAAGAATGCCCTTTTTAACCGATCTTGAGCCGCTTACATTCTTATTACTTTTAGTTTTTAGAAATGATTGTCTAAGCCTTCCCGAATCTTGAAGAATCTTATTGCCGCCCTTGCCTATCTTTTTCATATGGTCACTATAGCTAGTTGACCAAGATTTCCATTTACCCTTTGGTCCAGCTTCTTTTTCAAAGTGTCTGATAATGTCTTTAAATACTGGAATGCTTATAATAGCTGAGAGTGTTTTTTTCTCTTTGGACTTCTTGACTGTATTTAAGGACTTAAGCTTTTTACCTAAAGCTTCCCTTACTTTTTTCCACTCTTTATCCTTGAAGGTTGCCTCAGTATCAAACTCAGCCATAGCTACTCCCTATCGGAGGCTATATCATCAAGCTTATCAGAATCAACGGACCAACTCTCTGGAGAATCTTCATTAAAGGTGGGCTCATAACTTGAGGCCGATTCGTAAACCTTCCACTCTCCCTCAGTCTCAGTAACTAAGGTACCTGAAGCATCAGTCAATTGAAACTTTCCATCTAAGAGTCCATCAATGTTTTCAAAGACTCTCTTTAAATACCTATCGGCCCTAGCCAAACCCTCTTTAGATCCACGGGCCATGTTTTCATACATGTATCCAATGGATAGGGTTTGGACTAAGGTCACTATCATAGGTGGGTGAGTCGTGGTTGTAAGAAATGGGCTTGCTGTGAAGTCATATCTTTTTGCAAGTCTTTTCTGTATCTCATTTTCTGCGTCAAACATACATGCAGAGGCAAGGTTTGTGGTAGCTGTATCAAACACAGTGCCTATCATTTTAACTGCTAGAGAAGAAGTTGTTGCAAAAGTTCCCATTAAATTTTAACCCTTAGCTTCCCCTCTTTTTGAAGTTTTTCGCAAAGAGCTTTTATTTTTAAGTAGGTCTCGGTGGGTCTCCCGTCCTTGTCTACTTTCTTTTTGTTAGAACCTATAAAGGTTGTGTAAACTGAACCAGATGCAACCCGCTTGCATAAGCATAGCTTGTGGCCTTGTACCATTTGATAGTACTTTTCAACCACCTTGTTGTTTCTTTTTCTGTCTCTGGATTTCTTGGCTTCTTGGGCAATGTAATCACCCATTACTGTGCTTTTATCTTTTCTTGGACGGCCGCGCCTCTTTTTGGGCACTTGCTCCACTTTGTCTACTGTGTTCATGGCTTCCCCTTTTGTTTATTTGAATGTTAAAAAATACAAGGGGTGCATAGACACCCCCAGTTAATTGGTAAGATTATAAAGTGTTATTGATGTAGTAACCAGTTAAGGAAGCAACAACCTTAAATTGGTATTCGCAATCAACTTCAATCGCATCTGATTCTCTTTCCTCATCGCGCCATCTTCGCACTAAAGGTTTGTTTCTTTGGAACATGTAACCAGATGATAGGGCTAAGAACCCTGCACTTGCTGGTTTATGTCCTAAGAAGGCAAAATCAGTTTTCCATATAGAGCTAATTGCTCCTGTGGCAGCACTTGCACCGAATATACCAGAATCCGAATAAATGTCTGGGCATAAGATGCTAGGCACTCCGATTAAAGCTCCTACAATTGCAGGGCTCAACTCTTTTGATGTGTACTTAATTCTATCTACAATAGTAGTGTGATTTTTAAGTGCATTAAAAGAATCTAATGGAATGATTGAATAGTTTGGTCTTACTCCCGAATTACCCACTACTGTGGCGCATGCCGTATCAAATACATTGATAGGATTAGCTGAACCTGTAACCCAAGTGTCATCAGCAGCCAAAGAAGCTCCTAAAGACCATGAGGTAGATGTAAACAAAGCGGCACAATCGGCCTCTTTTCTCATCATTATTTTTTCTACAAGATCCTCAGTCATATCAGACCTTAAGTCTGTTATGTCATAATTCTCCGCAGCAGTATCGGGGATATAAGCTTTTAAAGCTTCTTTTTGCAAATTGTAACTTGAAGTACTTATTTCAAATTGATGTTCTTTTGCAAGCCCACCGATTGCTCTACGGGTTTCTGGGATACTCCATGATCGGTTATATGTTCTATACAAATCAGATTGTTTCTTCACTGACAACATTGGAAAAACATTTTGGTGAATAAACCGCTCATTCTTATACTTAACTCCTAGGTTAGATAGAAGTTGGTCAACGTGTCTTTGACTTTTTAATGGTGCATTAGACATTTTTAGCCTCCTATCCTACTAAGGGATACTTACGTGTTTAGGGTTAATCTTAACTTGAGCAAGGGTGCCAGTAGCACTAACAGTGTCCAAGCAAACACCAATCACATAAGACCCTGCGGTTACAGAAGCATGAGGCACGGCTTGACCGGCTCCATTACTTGCCATTAACTCACCGGCTGTGAAGGTGTCGTTACAATATACTTTAGCAATCCCACCGATTGCGACGGGTACGGCTTGATTAGATTTTGTGGCCTCATCTTGTGAAACTCCAAATGGAATATCAGTAGCGGCCGTGGCCAATCCTACTTGATGAGAGCCGTTGCATCTTACAATCCGATAAGAGGCTAAACTATCAGCTACTCTCATAGATACGGGTGCGAAACTCATAAAAACTCCTATTTCTTTTTAGCGGCTTTTGCTTTTTTCAAAGCTTCTTTGGCTGGAAGTTCTTCCTCAGCCATAAGCCTGTTCATTTCTCTTACAATATCCTCATCTTCTTGCATATTATCTTGTTCACCAGCTTTGGAACTCTCTGCGAAGTTAACCTTTGTGGCCTCTTTAGATAGGTGCAATAAATCTGTTATTAATTCTTCTTTTGTTTTCTTATCTTCACCAATTGAGTATTCTTTCTTATCAGAAAGTAACTGAGTTACATGCTCACCCATTGCAGGAGTAGAAAGCTCTTTACTAACTAGCTCATTGCAAAACTTCTCAATCTTGGCTTTAGCTTCATTCTTCTGAGCTTCTTCAGCTTGAAGTTGAAACTTTTTTAACTGTTCATCTTTTTGTTCTATCTGTTTTTCAAGATCTGTTTTAGAAATCTCTAAGGCTGTGTAGTCTTTCTTAGCCGCTTCTAATTCTTTAGATAGATCTTCAGTTTTAGATTCTTGTTTTTGTTCTGGCATGTTGTTATCTCCTGTTTTTATATCAAACTCAGTTTCATACATCTTGATGATAGTCTTTTCTTTATCCTTATTAAAGACCCTAGCCTGAAATTCTAAATTGTACTGGCCTAGAATATCTGCAAGGTTCATAACCGCAGGATTTTCAGCCCCCAATAAAGCTACTGCACTAAGGACCCGATTAAACTTTTGACCATTCGCATCTAGGTCCCAATAGATTTCACAAGAGACTTTTCTATAGGCTTTAGTCTTAATAAGGTCAAAGATGGCTTTGGGTATGTGTGTAAAATCAGCCATAAGCTTTTGCCCAGATACATAAACCCGATCAACCCAGCCGATAGCTGGAAAGCCTGACTCATTTGCAAAGCTTTGGTTTTCATCATGCCCAAGTTTAAGAAAAGGTCTAAACCCACCCTTAAGAGATTCAAAGGCATCGACCATATCATGCAGGTCACTAATGGTGTATGGGTCTTTATTCCATATGCCGGTTGAGAATACCTCAACCCCACTTATATTATATGTTGGTATTTCTTCTGCAATTCCCATAAAGATACTCCTATCTAAGGAATATCTTAATTAATTATTAATGGGATTAATAGCCCTAGGCTTTTTTCTGCTGTGCTATTTTCTCTTTTAACTGGTTATTTAACTCGGCTTCTCTTGGGCGAAGGTCTAACTCTTCTGCCAAGAACATTAAATCATTTTGAATGGCTGTGTGTGTATCGGCATTCAACATTGCCGATTTAGCGGCCTGTTCTACTCTTTGAAAGGCTTGAAGTCGTTTCATTAATTTTTCTTGATCTTTCTGCATCTATTTCTCCTATTCATTGTTTAGTTGGTCTATCATGCTTTGTATTTCTGCTAATTTTTGTTCAAACTGTACTTTTTGATTATTAAGTCCTACTAACATAGTGTCCTTGGGCGCTTCTTCAAATTCAATAACATCAGACTTTTCTAATATTTTTTTAGTATAGTCCCAATCTTCAGTATCAAAATCATACGGGACTTGGTACTTTTCTATAATTTTATCGTAATAATGGCTTTTGCCTAGTCTGGTTTCTACCTGTGGCAGCTTCACTAACCTGACTTCAATGTGTTCTTTGTAAATAGGATGTTTGTATCTAGGGTCTTTTCTCTTTGCCATTTAACTATTCCTCGCTATATCTATTCTTGATAAGTCTTGTAATATATCATCGTTAGAAGTTGCTTCGCCAGTGCATTTAATTGTAACCGCTC